ACGTCGGCGAGACCTCCCACGCCGTCGAGCTGCTCCGATGCCGGAACGAGATCGTGTCGCCCTCGACCTTCACCGGGCGCTGCGAGGGCACGAATTGCGCGTAGTTCTGCGCGGTCTCCCAGTTCCATTTCGCGTCGGACGGGATGGCCTTCGCCCATTTTTGCGAGAAGGCTCGCCCAAGACGGATAGCGATGCGGCCTGCGGTGTCAGCGTCGATCATGCTCCGTGCTCCTCTAGGTAGGCGACCTCGGCAACCACGGCGGCAAGCGCAACGCGGCGGGCCTCTGCGATGCGGTCGTCAAAGCCTGCGGCGGCGTAGTGCCACTCGCCCATTTCGGCTGCGCCGATGTGCCTAATGAGCGCCTGCGAGGCGGCGCTCATTGCGGCGCGCGCCAATCGGCCCATGCGGGTGTCGCGGTTAATGTGCGAGCCGTACAACGGTCCGATGGCGTCTTCGGCGAGCTGGGCGGCGATGGTCATGGCGAGGATGGACATTAGAGCGCCTTGGTCGCAGCGTTGTAGCGGGCCATCTGGCGCTGGCAGCGCTTGCGATCGCTCTCGTGCATCGCCGAGAGCTCGCGGTCGCTGACGCGCACGCTGCGAGTCCAGCAAAGATTGTAGACCGACCAGAAGGTGATCGAGCCGTCGCGGTGCAGGGTAACTTTATCCATCGTCATTCTCCGTTTCAGTGTGCGGTGCTGAGCACCGTGAAGACAGTATGCATCACGATTGACCTAAGATCAACCTTTTTTTTAACAGCTCCTCCACTTTTTCTTTCGCCTGGAGAAACCCAGCGCAAACAAGAACCGTGTGCCCGATGGACTCAAGGTAACGATGCCAGTCTTTTTGCACCGCGCTTGTCGTCCCGCCGTCGGCGCGCTTCATCTCGATCCAGAGCGACCACGCCGGGATGAGCAGGTCCGGCACGCCTGCGACGACGCCCTCGGCCTTGAGCTTCGCCCCCGTCGTGCGGCTGCGCTGCGAGCCGTTTGGGATCGCGAGGATGCGCGCGGCGGGGAACGCCTGCCGAAACCAGCGGACGAATTCGCGCTGCTCAACGTGCTCGGTGCGGGTCAGTACGGCAGCAGGTCTGTCCACTGCGGGCACTCGTTTGGTTCCTCGACGAACTCGCGGGGCGGCCTTGCTTCGTATTTCTTGCATATTGCATCTTCTTCGTAGCCGCCCGATGAGGTGGCGTAGTGGTCGCACGATGCGCAGCATCGGGGAGGATTCGCGAGGATTTCAAGCCACGTTCTGACTGCGGTCATGCGCCCATCTCCTGGTCAGTATCTCGGCAAACTTGCCGCGTTGCGTGTATCTTACCACGCTTGGCGACGCAGCGGCATTCATGATGCGTGCTACTTCGTCGAGGTCGTCGGAAAGCGCCCAGCCAGGCGAGATGCCCGCGTCGGTCGCGATGCGCGCCAGCAGGCGCCGAGCCTTGTCGCCTGCGTACCCGTCGTGGGCGATCGTCAGGTACTCGTCGACCGAATCGGTGAGGCCGGTGTAATACCGCACGCGCAGCGACTCCTTGCCCGAGCTGCGCCCTACATGCCGTCGCCACTCCCAGGCGTCGACCTCAAGCTCGTGCACGTCGGAGGCAGGGCCGCCCATGATGTCGACGTCGCGCAGGACGAGCGTTTTCTCCTCGGGCGCGGGGAACTCGTTCCCGCACGCGGGGCAGACGCGCGCGGACGGATTCACGAGCTCGTTGCAGGCTTCGCAGGCCTTCACGGGCGCTTCGCCGTTGCCCTTTTTCGCTTTGTTCGGCGGGCGCACGTCGAGGATGGGTCCGTGCGTCTCGATGACGCCCGCGAAGTCGAGGACGAGGCAATCGTCCTTGCCTTCGGCGGGCCGCATCCCGCGCCCCGCCATCTGCACGTAGAGGCCCGGCGAGAGGGTCGGGCGCATCATGGCGATGCAGTCGACGCCCGGATGGTCGAAGCCCGTTGTGAGCACGTTTGCGTTCGTGAGCGCGCGGAGCTCGCCGCGCTTGAACTCTTCGATGATGCGCTCGCGCTCCTTCTTCGGCGTCTCCCCCGTGATGCAATCCGAAGCGATGCCCTCCCGTTGCAGCGCGGAGCAAACGTCGCGCGCGTGCTCAACGCCGCAGCAGAAAAAGAGCCACGAGCGGCGGTCGCCTGCGAGGGCGATCGTCTCTCGCACCGTGCGCTCGTTCTGCTGCGGCGTGTTCACGGCCTTCTGGAGCTCGCTCTCGATGTACTCGCCGCCGCGCGTGTGGACGCCTTCCGTGTCGAGCCCGAACTCGGTCCACTTGCTCCGCAGTCGCACGAGGTGCCCTTGGTGGACGAGCTCGTCGATGGACACAGGCTCGATGAGCGCGGAGAAGAGCGCGCCGTCTTGGTCGATCATGCCGTGCCCGAGGCGGTACGGCGTCGCGGTGAGGCCGATGACGCGGAGCGCGGGGTTGATGCTCGCGAGGTCTGCGATGAAGTCTCGGTATCCGCCCTCGTCCTTGTGGCTGACGAGGTGCGCTTCGTCGATGATGACGAGATCGACGTGCCCGACGTCGGCGGCGCGCTTGCGGATGCTCTGGATGCCCGCGAAGGTAATCGGCTCGCCGAGCTGACGCCGCCCGATGGACGCGGAGTAGATGCCCATCGGCGCGCCGGGCCAGTGGGCGCGCAGCTTCGCCGCGTTCTGCTCGATGAGCTCCTTGACGTGGGTCAACATCAAAACGCGCGTCTCGGGCCATTGCGTGAGGGCGTCTTCGCAGAGCGCGGCGATGACGTGGCTCTTGCCGCTCCCCGTCGGCAGCACGAGGCACGGGTTGCCCGTATTGCCCGCGGCGAACCAGGCGTAGAGCTGGTCGATCGCGCGTTGCTGGTAGGGGCGGAGCTTCATCCGAGAATCCGCCCGCCGAACTTGGTTCGGAGCGCGACTAGGGGCGGGTCGATGCACGCCTTCGGGTTCGCGACGATTTCGGTCGAAGCGAAGCCCTTCACTTCGTGCCCGTCGATGACGTGCACCGCGTCGCCGCCCTCGGCGTACGTCACGGGCCACGGCACGAGGTCGCAGTGCAGCGCGTGGCAGTCGTGAGCCTCGCGCATCCAGTCAACGGGCATCACGTGGTCGCCGTTGCGGGCGCAGGTCCACGTTGATTCAGGCGTCGCCGTCGAATGCGCGCACGTGCGGCAGTTGATTTCCTGCGTGACTTTCGAGCCGTGGCAGAGGTCGTGGGCGCTGCACCATTTGCACTCGAACCACGTCGGGTCGGTGCTGATGGGCGGTGGAATCTCGTCCTGGATCGCGAGGCGTTGCCCGCGTGCGACGAGCTTCTCCGCGCGCTCTTTGTCGAGCTCGATGCGCTCGGTGTAGAGGCGATCGTCGTCTTTGCAAACGGCGACGTAGAGCGCGCGGTCGACGCCCGTTCCGAGCATGTAGGCTTGCACTTGCGCGTAGTGATTCGGGTGCGCCTTTTCAACGCCGTCCTTTTCGAGCGTGTCGAACGACTTCTTCGCGTGCGTCTTGATTTCGAGGACGTGCGGCTTCTTCGGCGCGTCGGGCACGCCTGCGGTGATGATGCCGTCAATCGAGCCGCTGACGTGGCTTCCGAACTCGACGCGCGTCTGCGCGGTGCCCGTCGCGCGGACCTTCATGCCGATCGCGCGGAGGTCTTCGACGACGGTTTCCTCCTCGCGGTGCCCTCGGCGGAACACGCGCAGGATGCGGCCAGGGAAGCGCTCGCGCACCGCCCAGCGGAAGCCGAGCCATAGCTTGCGCTCGCACCTCTCGCCGAGCGTGGACGCGCCCATGTGGGGCCGGAAGCATTCGGCGTGGCTCGCGCGTTGCGCTTCGTGCGCTTCGTCGACGAGGGCCGCGATGGTGTGCTTGGGTTCAGGGATTTTCATGGCTTTTCTTTCTTCGTTGCCAGCTCTGCAAGCTGCGCCCGCGCCTCGTCGCGCTCGCGCGTCATTTGCTCCAGCCGCTCCTCGGCGGTGAGGGCGCGTTCTGCAAGCGCGTCGCGCAGGCGGTCGTTTTCTGCAAGCTCTTGCTCCAGATCATGGACGTACGCGAGGAGCGCGGGAATGTCGGTGCGGGCGTGGGCAATGAAGTCGCACGTCCACGGTCCCGGCGTCGCTGCATCGCAGCGCGCTCGGATGGCGGCTAGGTCGAGGAGCTTGGGGATGTTGGCCGCGCGGTCGATGCCGTTGAGCCAGTTTGCTGCGCAGTCGTTGCTCATGCCTCATCTCCCACAGCAGCCTTCGCCGCTGCGCGCATCGCCGCCTTAACGGCGCGCCCTTCGATTTCGGAGATCGGGAGCGCCTTGAGGCTCCACCGATGCGCCAAGGCGCAACGTGCGCAGCCGTGGAGCGGCTGCTTGCGCGTTACGAGCGCGGGGTAGCCTACCGCGGACGGATGATTGCAGCGCTTGCAGATGACCGCGAAGCGTTGCCATCGGACCTTCTCGCCTGGATTCAGGCAGCGGATGTCTCGCCACGTCGCTGACTCGTGAGGAACCTCGATGCGCTCTCGACGTAGGCATCCGCAGGAGCGAAGGCGATTGTGCGTCAGGTGATACGCTTTGCGGTCGGTGACGAGCTGGCCGCAATCGCAAAGCGCGACGAGCGGGGCCGTCGCCGTGACGAGGAGACGCCCGAAGCGGTCGCCCACCCGAAGCGGGGAGCCGCCCGCAGGCGACGGCCCCCCATTCGGCTGAATCACTTCTTCGCCCATGGCGGCGTGGCCTTCGTCGCGGTCTTCGTCGGCGCGGAGCCTTCGAGGGCCTTCGCGGCTGCGACCTCGTTGCTCGCCTCGTAGCCGTTCGCCGCTTCGCGCACCTTGACCTTGATGCTCAGGACGCAGCCGCGAAGCTCGTCAGTGTCTCGAACGGCCTTCTTGCCGATCGCTCGCACGACCTCGGCGAGCTGCTGCCGCCCGATGCTTTCCGCCGCGGGGTTGTCGTTTTTGACGTTATAGTTCGACCACACCTTGCGCCCCGCAGGGTCGGCGAGGGTGAACTCGACTCTTAGATACTTGCCCGTCCCTGACTTCGTGTCGCGGCTTTCGGCGGCGGTGATTGCCGCCGCGTACCAACCGGCGGGGAGCAGGTCAAAACTGCGGTCGGATACTGGGATTTCGGCGGTGTCAAAGGAGAATTCCATTTTAC